GGGAAGCTCGTCGTAATAGCTGAGCCATTCCCGCTCGTATTCAATGTCCTCGTCAGCCGTGGGCTGAAGCTCATAGAGGGAGAAATACAGAGCCGCCGTCATCTTCGACCGCTTCCGCCTGAGATATTGGTCGTCCACCTTCTCGGGGAAAACCGGGGCTCCCATCTTCCCGCCGCCGGCTGTCGCGGGACACGAAAAGACCATGTAGCCCGTGTCCGCAAGGAACGTATAGCAGGGCTTCCGGTAGAGCTTTCGGAAATCGAACTTGTGTTCCGGGTCGAGAATATGGCCGGCCACGTCATCGGGCCACCAGGTCGTCTCAAAGACGATCTCACGGGCGTTTTCGGCGAGGATCGCCTCCTGCTGCATCCACCGCTTCCTGGTCTTTCGGCGACCCTCGGGGGTGTCGCTGTTGACCTCGTTGACGAGGTTATCGTTTATCCCCAGGTCGTAGTGATGCCCGGTCAAGCTCTTTTCCGGCGAGCCGATGTCAAGCTCGACGTTCTTGTAGCGGACCTTGCCCTGGTCAATCGCGCAGGTCTCGAAGTCCGAGCGGCTTCTGGGGACAAAATCCTCGAAGAAGGCCTGGATGAGCTTGTTCCCGATAAGCTCCTTCACGATCCGGTCGGCATGGTCCTGGGCGAGTTCGAACTTCCCAGAGTAGATGAACGCCTTGGCCTCATTCCCGTGGTAAAGGTTATCAAGGAACCATTGGATAACGTCTCCCCGCGCGATCGAACTCTTGAGGGCGTCCCTGAACATGAGGACAAGCAGCTGGTCGACCGGGTTCTTGCGGCGGTCTAGGAAGTCGCAGAGCTTGAGGTGAATCCAGTTCATGTCCCGGTATTCCCGCGTCTTGCCGTGGCGGAGAACGACCGAGCAGAGGAAAAAGAGATCGGTCAGCATCTTCTCTCTCCACCACTCCGGGCTCATCCCCCGGAATTCGGGAGGGATATCGCCGTCGCCGATCAGCTTAACCGGCATGGTCTCTCCTCATTTCCTCGTATTTCTGGATGGCCCTCATGTCGTCACCCGTGAGGTGAATCTCGATAACCCGCTGGTCCTGTTGGATTTTCTTCGGCGGGTAATTATCGAGGATCGTGTTCGCCTCCCGGACGAACTTCGCCCGGGCGTTGTGGTCGGGTAGCGCGGGCCTAAGCGGGTGCATGGCGTCAAGTCCTTCGGCTATGACCTGGGCGATCTTGTCGGGCTTTATACCCTTCTTTTCGAGGGCTTCCACGATGGGCTTCTTTTTCAGAAGGGCGGGGAGAACCCTGCGGGCGTTCGACAGGGAATAGCCGGCCTCGCTGGCCGCCTGGGTATTCCCCATGCCGAGCTCGAACCTGTTGGTGAGTGCCTGTTTCTGCATGACGGTCAGCTTCGAGAAGGGGGCATCCTTACCCCTGGGCTTGGGCTTAGTCCGGTAATGAAAGCGGAGCTTGGAGACATCGCCCGGGTCGATGAACACGGGAATGCCGTTTACTTCGACCTCATTCACGGATACTTCCCCTTGAGGATCCGGGGGAACTGACGGAGCGCATACGACCGGAAGTTGTCTGAGTCCGACAGTTCTCTCCAAAATTGTTTCCTCTTGTAGCGGGGCTGGACCCTTAGGGCCTTGTCCAGCTTGTCCAGGAAATCTATCGCTACCCTTAACTTCCATCTCCGATACCAATAAGTAGGTTTTGCATACTTTATGTCCATTTTTAGTCACCATTAAGCTAGCGATAAGTCAGCTATTTGTCAAGTGCTCCCCCAAAAATAACCTTGCCAGTTAGTCAAAGTGTATTGACTCTGGGAAGAACGGTGGTAAGATTTAAGTATGAACGACACCCGCCTCCGGAGCATCTTCCGTCAGCTGTTTAAGGTGATCCGCGAGACCCGGTCCCGCCAGGACAACCTTCTGCGGCTTTACCTGGAACTGCTTGAGGAGCAGCGGAAGCTGAAAGCAAGGCTGGATGAGTTTCTCAGGCCGGCTGACCCCACAAGGCCCGTGAACTGAAATGCCGACCCATACAGAGCTTTTTGAGGCCCGAATCGCGACCGACCAATATCAGGGGAATTGGCTCTTGGGGATGAATTTAGAAGAGCTTTTGCTTGCCGGCGTTGCGGCGGATGCGCTTGATAACTTGGAAAGGCATGGCGATATTTGGGATAGATTCATGAAAAAGTACAAAGAAATTCCGGGCAAGATCGCGGTGATGAAACCGGCTGTGGGGAAATAAAATGCCGATTGGGATAATCAAAATCTTCGGCCATGAGTTCAAGGCCCTGATCTTGGGCTCGATTCCTAAGGGTAAGATTTATTTCTTGACGGATTCGGCCCTTAAACATGAGTGTCCGCGACACGCGTTTATGAGGTCTCCCGGACGGAGTCTGCCAAATGGCCCGCGTTCCAAAATCGGGGGAAAGGGACGCGGTAGAAGGCTCCGCCCGGTCTCCCGTTAATATAGGAGGTTCCCATGAAAAGGCTTTTCATTCTTTTGGCGGTTCTCTGCCTAGTCTCCTGCACGACGGTCAGCCAGGTGGTCCGGCATCCTGATTTCAACTACCCGCCCACAAACCCCGCCTGGGTCATGATCTACGACCAGTTCATTCCCACCTATCAGTTCGTCATCATCGGGCGCATGACGATCGACGCGACCTGGACTACCAGCCCCAGGGAATTTGCGTGGACGCTTCAGCAAAAGGCCGCTCTAATCGGTGCCGACGCCATCATTTTGTCCCCCGCCCAAATCGATATCTACGCTTTCAACAGGGGAACGACTACCCAGGGCTCGGCCACCGTCTGGGGAAACCAGGTAAAATACTCCGAAACCACCCGAGACAACACCCTCTATATCCCCCAGATCACCCGGTTCGGCTACATTATCAAGAAAATCAAGCCTGAATCCCCCGGATTGACAGGGAAAGCGTCAGGAAATGTCGGAATTGGGGCAAAGGCGGAAGCCAATGTGGCGAAAACTTAACCCTGAAGCCCTAATGGAAAGCATCCTCCGGGGTGTCCTCACCGAAAGGGAAGCCGAGGTGATAAAGTTCCGGCTTGGGCTACCGGGCGACAAAAGATACACCCTGCGGGAAATTGGGGATATCTTCAAGCTGAGCCCCGAACGCATCCGCCAGATCGAAGCCAAGGCGCTGCGGAAGCTGGAGAGCTTCAATAAGAAGGGGGAGCTCCGCTCCATTCTCCTAAAAAAAGGGGGGGACTTATTTGAACCAAGCACAAAAAAGGGAGGGATTAATTCAAGCCAGGGGAGTAGAATTTTACCACTACGTGATAAATATTGGGCCTAATTAAGGTGGGAAAACAGGAGGATCGGACAATGGATGTCGAGAGAACCGATGGGACAAGAGAAAGGCGTCTCTATGATTCCGCCGATGAAATGATGGAAGACGCTAAAAGACTTATCAAACAGCCTACTGTCTTCAAAATCACCATGACAATACCTGGGAGAAGGCGGAAGAAACAGCCTATTTCTAAGAAAATGTAAAAGTCACACCCCCGGGGATGGGGTGCTGCAAGGGGGGGTCGAATCGAAAAGGGCCATAGGGGGTCGGCTCGATCTGAGGATGCCAGCGGCGGGGGGCTGATTCGCTTTTTCGAGCGGGGGGATCTGGAATTGAGATTTTACAGGCTGTAGTTTACATAATACTTCTTATGCGACACGTCTACAGGGGAGGACAGGGGGCTTGTGTCGCATAACGTTTTGTCTTCATCTGTTCCAGGATAGCATAGTTCTGGGGATTGTCAAGGGGTTTCGGTCGAGGTCCGAGGTCGACGGCGTCTGTCTCTCTCATTCATTTTCTTTCTGTTTAACATTCACACCCGCTCAAGGTCCGGCTGCTTCTCTCTGTCTCTCTCTCTCTGACCTGGGCTGACGGGCTGTCCTTGTATACAACAATATATTCTACTCTTTCTTCAAGAAAGAAAGAAAGACAGACAGATCAAGAGTAAGACAGTCATAATATTCTACTATAAAGAGGGGAAAGTATATTGACATATAGGCAAGTTATGATATACTAAAAGTGAGGTGATAGCATGATTTTCTCCATGATTACTACGGGTGACTTGTCCTTGGGGATTGCGGCGGTCGTCGTCGCATGGCTACTGCTGGCCTTGGTCCTGCGGTCGGGCCGGCGCGGGGACCGGCGGTGATCCCGCTCCAGTTCAAAGTCTTTGAGGCTCCTGACGTGCCGACGGGCGTCAAGGTCTCGAACGCGGCGGATGTCGTCGCGTTCATGGGGACCTGGGCGCGGGCTGGCCGGGAGGTGTTCAACGTGGTTTATCTGACGGCGAAAAACACCGTCATCCATGTTGAGCCGCATTCGGCGGGCGGCGTGGATTCGTCCGGCGTCTATCCGGCTGAGGTGTTCAAGCTCGGGCTGGCGCTCAATGCGTCGTCGGTGATACTGGTTCACAATCATCCATCGGGTGATCCCTCTCCAAGTCTGGCCGACAAGGACGTGACCGCGTCAATGGCGATCGTCGGGCGGCTTCTGGGGATCAAGGTCTTGGATCACGTCATCATCGGGGCCGGGCGTCATTACTCGTTCGCGGATGATGGGCGGCTGTTGGAGGCTGAGCGTCAAGCGGATGCCTTGGTCCATGCGGCCGTCGCGGTTCATGATTCGGTGCCGGCGGGCTGTCCGGGCTGCGGCTGGTGGGCGGGTGAGCTCGAGTTCTCGCGGTTCCATTGTTGGCGGCGTTCGAAGTCGACGGCTCCAGAGTTGGCCGAGGGCTGTTCCGAGTTCTGGCTGGCGGGGTCTCCCCGGCCGGCAGCTGATCCGGTCGGGCCGGATGAAGGTGAACCGGCGGAGCTCGTCGATCTGCCGGCTGATCCGGGCCAGGCGGCGTCTCAATTATCTTTATTCGGGGGTGAAAAGTGAGACAGATTACAGTTAAGTACTCGGGCGACTGTGCCAAGTGCGGGAATTCCCTAGAAGTGGGTAGCTCTGCCATGTATGAAAAGAGCATGGGCATTTTCTGTTGTGGCTGCGAACCTACAGATATTGAGGGAATCCGGCATTATCGCACAATTAAAGCCGCGGCCAAGGCCGAAAGGGTAGAGGCTAGGGCCGATGCTAGGTTGCGCCATGCCGGGGCACTTCAGGGTTCCTTGCCTGAATATCGGCATGATTGGGCCTATATCACACAGCCCGGACATATCCCAGGACGGGCAAGGATAGCCCAAAAAGAGGAAAAGATATATCACCTGCACAATGAAGCGGCAGCCCTGCAAGAGAAGGCCGACAATATTATGAAGTATCAAACTCGGGTACAAGGGGATGCTGAAAGGCGGCGCCAGGCCAAGCGGGAGGCACTTGACCGGATCCTGGGGAAAGGGTCAAGGGTCAATGATGTGGTTTTCGGCGAGGGGGTGATTGTCTCTGTGCATAAGAAATCATATCGGATCAAGTTTGACAGATCCGGTAGCACCTATGCCCGAGATAAGTCGTATGTCCGGCCGGAACAAAGGGAGGAGGCGTCAATCAGCTAACGGCCTTACCCCGTTAGCCATCCCTAGTTGACATAATTCCCCCGGGGTGGGAAGTGGGGGATGGGGGCTGGAGCCAGGGGAGCCCGGATGATTCCGAAGAGGAAGCGATGAAACGGAAGAGGAAGCGTTGACTCAGAAGAGGAAGCGCAATAGAATATACGATAAGTGAGGTGATAGAATGCGTAAGCAAGACCCGCATAACATCACGTTTCGTTTACCAAAAACCAAAGAACACTTGAAGGCTGAGATTGTCAAGGCCTCCGGAGAGATGGGATTGAGCCTCACCATGCTGATAACCTTCATCATCGAGGACTTTCTGCGGAGGCGAGAGGCTGGCGAAAAGCTGAGGGTTGATCTTTAATATTGTCACAGTTTTTGCACAGTTTTTTGAAGAATAGGGCCGTGAATGACAAGGCATGATCAACCTGATGGACGGGCTTTCCCCCATATAGAATGACTTATCAGGGGGAACGTGAGCATGGCCCGCAAGAGAGTTCGAATCCCTCTCCCTCCGCTCTTTATCCCCTTTAATATCTATAACTTATCAGCTATTGCGCTAATGCGCTTTCCCAGTTTTTGAACAGTTCGCCTCTGTTCCGCGATCTCGGGGTGGGTATATTTGAGGGTGGTGCGGAGGTCCCGGTGGCCGAGGACCGCCTTCGCCGTGGCGAGTGATGACTGGCTTGCGATGATTGTCGATGCCGTGTGCCGCAGCTGATGGAAGGTGAAATCTTTGATGCCGCTCAGCTTCCTGATCACCCGGACTGGTCTGACGACACAGTTTGAATCTCGCCGGTGAAGGTCAAAGACGTAGTCACTCGTTGACCGTTGGCTCTTTATTATTTCCTGGGCGGCCTCGTTCAGGACAATCGTCTTGGCCTCGCCCCTCCTCGCCCCCGACGCTCGGCGCGGGGACTTGGTCTCGCTCAAGGGATAACTGATTACCCCGTCTTTGATATATGATTTCCTGAGATTCAGTATCTCGCTGAGCCTCATGCCCGTATTCAGGCCAAACAGTATCAAGTCGAACATCGCGGCGTGGATCGGGCCGGCGGGCTTGTCCCTCATCGTCTCTCCGGCCTTGAGGACGGCGGTGATCTCCTCCCCGCCGAGAGCCCGGCCAGTCTGCTCCTCAATGTAGGGTTCGTAGTGGCGCAGGGGATTCTCCGTGATAACTCGTTCCTCGATGGCAAGGTTGAATAGATGCCGGAGCAGTTGCATGTATCGGTTGAGCGTTGTCGTGCTGACCCGGTTGTCCCCCGAGAGGAGCCGCGCTTCCAGCTTCTCAATGTGGCTCTTGCCTATCGCCGAAAGAGGAGGGTCGCCTATGATCTCGACAATCTTGATGAGCCGTTGCTGGTCCCGGTCGATCGACTTCTTGTGGGCCTTTGTCCTGAGGTATGCCTCGATGTATTCGGAGAACAGAACCGAGCGGCTTGGCGAGTAAGCAAGTCCGAAGTGGCGGGCCAGGATCTCCTCCTCGACCTGCTTGAGCCGGCCAGAGAGAAGCGACTCCTGCCCGCGCCGGAGCTTCAACGCCTGATAGTGAATCTTCCCGTCGATCTGCTTGCGGTAGTAGTATCGAGAGCTTCTAAGATAGAGTCCCATTTGAAATAAAGGGGTCGGAATCAACCGGACTTTGAGGTGATAGCATAAAGGTCGCTATCGCCCGGTCGCTCCGCCCCCATCAATTCTATTTTCCAATTCTTTTAGGCTCTCACAGATCGTATCAATCGGAACTTTCATATCCGCTTCAACAAAAAATATCAATCCCCCTAGCCTAATGTCGAGGCCCTTCACGATCATCTCAAGGGTTTCCAATCTTGGGTGCTTCAGCTTCCCAGTCTCAATCTTTGTAAGGAAGTTTCTCTCTACAAACTTAGCCTTTTTCCTTATCTCCCTTATGACATCTCCTTGTGTCATCCCCTTTTCTTTTCTAATTTCCCTTACTGCTTTGCCCAAAGATTCACCCGTGACCATCGGCCCCTCCTTTTCATTTTAATCTCAAAGCCCCGTATTACCTTGGCCTTCCTTCCTTTGAGACTACTCTCATTTTATCACGAATTGCCACCTTGTCAAGTAGGCAAGACTATTTTAATTAAAGCACCAATAGTATCTTGACAAGTCAGTATATGATGATAAGATATGAGTGAATTAAGTAATAGCCAAAGGAGCGTCAATGAAAAATCTCATAGACGTTAAGCTAGCACACCGAAAGAAAACCAAAACATGGCTTGCCAAGCTATCCGGCATCCACCTGAGCGTCATCTCCAGGGTAGCCAACGGCAAAAGAAACCCAAGCCTACTGACAGCCCACCGGATTGCTTCGGCTCTCGACTGCTTTATCGAGCAACTCTTTATACTTTGATGGAAATACTCACCCTCGGGGAGGCGTCCGGCTTTCTCCGCATTTCGGCGACAAGCCTAAGACGGCTCTGCCGGTCCGGCCAGATACCCTACCATCAGCGGGGGAGGGGCGGGCGGATCACCTTTGACAAGCGGCGGCTCTCCGAGTGGTGGATGAAAGACCACAAGCCCGAGCCCTTCGAGCTTCGGGTAAAGAAACTAAAACTTATCAGGAGGATTAGCAATGGAAAACAGATTCGGAATGGAACAGGTCCAGGCTGAGAGTGGGTCTGAACCACACAAGCCTTTGATCGTGGTCATCTACAACCGCCTCGAGCGGCTTTTCGACATGGTAAGTGCGAACTACATCGCCGCTCAGGCTATCGAGGGGGCTTTGGTGGGGAGTACGCCCTTGACCAAGGACGAGCCGTCGACGGAAAAGCCAGTAAAGGCAGCGGCCTTCCAGAGGGTCGTCAGCCAGATCGAAAAGCTCATCATCATGTCCAATCAGACCGCCGAGATTCAACAACACATCCTCACCGAACTCGGGGCAAATTTCAAGTCCGCCAATCAAGAGGAAGGCCGGCAGCCTATCCGGTGAAGAGGCTAACTCCCCTGAAGGCAATCCGCAAATTCTGCCTTGAATGTGCGGGGACAAACAAAGAGGTTGAGTCTTGCACCGCCAATGAAGCTGAAATCAGGAAGGCAAGGGAACAGGGAGACATGACAAACTACAGTCCATGTTTCCTCTATGAATTCCGCTTTGGCAAGAATCCCGCCAGAAAAGGCATAGGCGGCAAGGGATGGCCAAAAATAGAAGCAAAAACCCCAACTCAAGATGGCTTTCAAGGGGAATAAATAGGAGGTGAGACATGCTTAAACGTATTCCCATGCTAGTTGTCGGCTTTGTATTGGGCTACATCTTGGGAGGCCTGCTTCTCAAAGCCGGCGGTATTTTCTTCGTTCTCGGGGCGCTCGTTTTCGGATTCTGGGCAGGGTTCATCCTTCAGGCCGTCATGGAGAGCGGCGCGACTCAGGACCTAATCATCGAGAATGAATACCTGAAAAGCGTTCTTTCAGGAAGCCAGATTTATGGAGAGGTGAATGGACAAAGAAAAGAAAACTAAAAACCATGAGGCTTTCGAGGTGTCCGAGTTCCCGGTCATCCAGGTTCCCCGTGACGAGCCGCCGATTCTCGACATCGTCGCCGAAGTCGATAAGGTCGAGAAGAACATCGAGCTCTACAACAAGATCAGGACCGTCAGCCTCAAGCTCCTCAAGCCGACCGACCTCCGCTTCATGGGTGAGTCGTTATACCTTGAGGACAAGGGCGCGGAGATCCTGGCAATCGCCTGGGGGGTTCACGTCTCCATCTCCAGCGTCATCCAGGACTGGCATGAGGATGCCCTGGGACGCTATTACTCGTTCACCGTAAGCGGCAAGGCTTTCAGCAGGAAGCTCTACCGCTACGCTGAGGAGATCGGGACCTGCTCTCAGCGCGACAAGTTCTTCGGCACGGTCGACGGCAAGCTCAAAGAACTTGAGGATATTGACGTGAACATGATCAAGAAGAAAGCCGTCACCAATTTCTACAACCGGATCATCAAGCGAGTCGCCGGCCTGGGCGGGCTCGTCGAAGATGACCTGAAGTCGGCTGGAATGGACACCGCAAAGATCAAGAAGGTGGACTTCAGGGAGGGCGGCAAGAAGGCGGATGCCCAGCTGCCCCCCGAGCTTCTGGCAAGGCGGGACGAAATCAGGAAGATGTGCCTTGAGCTTGGAAATGGCAACGACGCCGGGGCGCGGAAGGTGCTTGAAGAGCTTTCCTCTTTCAAGGGAGAAGGAGACAGGGTCATCAAGGCCCGGAACGTCACCGACCTCAGGAGCGAGAAGTGGATTAACAAGGTCCACGCCAAGGCGAAGGAAGCTCTCGACAACGCGATAGCGGCCAATGAAGCGAAGAAGGAATAACAGATGGATACCCAAGCCATAGAGAAAATCGAGGACAGGCTCAAGGCACAGGCCGACCATCAAATTGAGAAGGGAATCTGGGCTCAACGCTCCTCCGAGTGGAACCGGGCGAGTGAGTTGGGGACAGATTGCGACACCTTCCATGCCCTCGTCCGAACGAAGGGCGATATCCGGCCCCGCATTCCCGTATCCCGTGCAAAGGTTTTCCGGCGCGGGATCGAGTGGGAGACCCCGAATATCCGCTTGCTCCAGGACGCCGGCATCGACCTCAAGGACCGGATCGGAATGTATGAGTGGCGGGAATTTCTGATCAGGGGAAAGCTCGATTCATGGGTGAGGGTCCCCGAGATTGGGGGTTCCAATATCCCCTTCGAGCATAAGACCTGCTCCCCCAATGTTTTCCGGTCCATCCGGGAACACCGGGAAGAAAGGATAAGCCTGACCAAAAGCAAATACTCATGGATAAGGAAATACCCCGGGCAACTTCAGGTCTACATGCTCCAGATGGGGGTAGGGTGGGGGCTGTGGTTCTTCTTCGATGTGGCAAGCGGTGACTATTTCTTCTGGCTTGTCGCTCTCGACCTTGAGTATTCGGAGACCCTGCTTCAGCGGGCCGAGCGGGCGAATAAGAACGTCAAGCAGGGAATCGTCCCCAAGCCTGAATACAAGGACATCTGCGACAAGTGCGACTTCGCCATGACCTACTGCTACCCAGACAAAGACTTCGGCCCCGGGTGGGACCTCATCATAGACGATGAACTTGAGGCCAGAGTCAGGCGATTCAAGCAGATGGACGCCGACTACCAGGAATACAAAGGCCTGAAGAAAGACCTCATTGGGGACACCAAGAAGCCCGGCCTTCTCTATGGCAGGAACCTGATAATCGGTGACCATAGGGTTAAGTCGACCGAGCGCACGTCGACTTGGTATGAGGTCCCCCCTGAGGTCAAGGCCCCCTACAAGCGGGAGACGAAATACTTCATCACCAACATCGACGAACTCCAGGGCGGGGGTGAGTGATGCACTCCTACTCTTTCAATCTCGCCGTCATCGCCGGGCGGCTGACCCAGGAGCCGGAGTTTCGAACCTGCGGCAGAAAGCACAAGGGCGAGTCGCAGCTTGTCCGCTTCACCGTGGCAACAAATTACCTTTACCAGCCCGCCGGCACAACCGACCCGAAGGAGTGGAAGGAACACGCCTGTTTCCATCGGATTGTATTCTTCGGCAAAAGGGCGGTCTGGATATCGGACCGAGCTTCCAAGGGCGATCTTGTGCTTGTGTATGGCCGGCTTGACAATAACGTTTGGGTTGATCCCTCGGGGAT